AACAATTGCAGAAGTTTTTGATGGAGATTATCAAATCAAAATTGATGAAATGGGAACTTTAATTGTTTTTAAAATCCCTGAAAAAAGACTTCCTACTTTTATTGGTAAAAAAATGAAAAACTATAATGCAATAAGAACTCTTTTTAAGGCAGTTGGTTATTTTGACCACGCAAGGGTTTCTGTTCATTTCTCTAAATTGGAGGAGGTGGGAAAGAAAAATGAACAAAATAGATGAGTATATGAAAAGGAGAGAGGAGTTAATTAAAAAAGGACTTTTATGGACAGAAGCAACTTTGATAGCATACAGAGAGATAATAAAGGGAGGTGAAGAGAATGAACTTTGCCAGTCTTGAAAAAGTAGTAGAATTAGCGATAAAAATAGTGGAGGTGAAGAAAAATGGAAATAGAAAAGAAAGCAAAGGAGAATTTAGAAAAGATAGAGAAAGAGATAGATGAGGTAGAGAAGGCAGTAAATGGAGCAAGAGGAATAGAAATTGAGAAGCATAAGGATTTAATTGCAAGGCTAAATAGGTTATACCAAGAGAGGATGGAATACCATATCTTTTTTAAAGTATTGGAGGAGTTGAAGAAATGAAGAAAAAGAAGGTATATGTTAGAGAGACAAAAAAGCAAAGACAATGGATTTTAAGGAGAGATGAGTTTCAGTGTCAGTTCATTGACCCCAAAACAGGAAAGAAGTGTGGAGTAAGGAAGCATTTAGAAATACATCATATTGTTCCAGTGATTTGGGCATACGAACATTTACATTGGACACCAGAACAAGTAAATCATCCCGAGAATTTGATAACTCTTTGCAGAAGACATCATCAGCGATTTATCCACCCTGATTTTGGAATTATTGCAAAGAGACAATATAAATACGCTACAGAAACATACAAATTAGCAAGTGAAAGGCATATAGCATTAGCAAAAAAGGGAGTTCCCTACTGGCAAACATTTTGGGATGATATACTAAAAATGACAGCAAGGTTAAGGACATTTGAATACTTAAGAAAGCATTTAGATGACCCCTTTCCTCTTGAAAAACAAGAAAATAAAGGAGGTGAGAAAAAAAATGACAAAAATTGAATGGAGATGGGAAAAAAGAATAGAGGTCATTAGAACTCAGATTTTTCCAGCGATTTTCTATGAATACACAGATGGTATTTGGCGAAAAGAAGAGGCTTTAGTTCTGCTAAAGAAATGGTATAGAACAGCAAAGAACCTTGCTCCTAAAGGAACAGATTTAAGAGAACTTACAGAAGCATACAAGTATTACAAAGAAAGGATAAAAGAGTTTGAAGAAACTTCAGAAAGGTGGTATTTGCAGAGATATTTAAGGGATTTTGAAGAATACTAATCTTTTTTTCTTTTTCCCCCTCTTTTTCTTTTTTTATGAAATATGATTTTCCACAACTAATAGCCTGGTCAATCTTCTATGTCTCTTTCATTTTTTCCTCCTTGATTATTATTTATTTTTTATTAAAATTAACTTTTTAACATGATTGCCCGAAAAATTTTTTTAAATGCTGGACACTCTCTCAAAGACCCTGGAGCGGTTAAAGGAGGAATAAAAGAAAGTGTTATCAATATTCAAGTAAGAGATTATCTTGTTCCTTTACTCAAAAAATATGGTTTCAAAGTGGAGATTGTTCCTGATGAATTAAATTTAATTCAATCAGTTAATTGGGTTAATCAAAGGGCAAAGAGTTTAAATAATGGCTTGGCTTTGAGTTTACATTGCAATGCTGGAGGAGGAATAGGAGCAGAATGTTTTTACTATGCTGGAAGTGAAGAAAGTAAAAAATTGGCTGAAAAACTTTTGAGTGGTTATTGTGAAGAATTGAAGATGAAAAATAGAGGAGCAAAACCTGATACCGCTACAAGATTTGGAAGATTGGGTTGGATAAGAGATACAAAACCTTGGGCTTTACTTTTAGAGATGGGATTTATTGATAATTCAAATGATTTAAAAATTTTACAAAACTATCAAAGAGTGGCTTTTGCGATTTTAAAAGGAGTGGCAAGGATTTATGGAATTGAAATTAAAGAAGAGAAAAGTTTTGAAAAAGAACAAATTGAAGATTTACGAAATGCAGTTAAACTTTGGCAGGAAAAATATCAAGTTGAAAAGAAAAAAAGAGAGCAGGTTGAAAAGGAATTGAAAAAATGGAAAGAAGAACATTCAAGGTTGGTTGCAGATAAAAGAACATTTCAAGCAAGATGTGAAGATTTAACCAAAGAGAGAGATAGACTAAACTCCTTATTAAAAGAGGAAAAAGAAGAAAAACTTGGTATTTTGGAGCAAGCAAAAAAACTCAAAACTGAAATTCTTTTATTGCAGGAAAAATACAAAAAAGATAGTAATGCTTTAATGAAAAAAATCCAACAATTAACATTGGAAAACACAAAACTTAAATCAAGGAAACCCTGCACACTTGCAAATTGTTTTGCCTTTATGGTAGAGTATTTATTAAAGGTCGTGAAAATTAAAAAAGATTAAATGAAGATTACTTACAAAATTATGGAAGAGAAAAAACATTTTTGGACTTCAAAAACATTTTGGGGGTTATTTTTAATTGCTCTGGGAGAAGTTTTTGAAAAGAATTTAGGAAGTTTTTCTGATGTTTTAGTTGTAATTGGTTTGATTTTAGGTTTAATTGGAAGATGGGTTGCAGAACAACCATTAAAGATTTAAATCCCCCTGATGAGGATTGGGAAATTTTAATCCCTTTCCTTACTTTTTAAGCCCTGTGGGATTTTCCTGCGACCTTTCCCTCCTGGAGGGTTTCCTAATTTGGAGCTATAGCCGACCAAATTAGGCAGGTTGCCCACAGGGTTTGGAAAATGAGGAAAGGATATCATTTTGAAAATTTATTTACAAAACAAATAAAAGAGCAGAATGCTGAAGTTTTTAAATTGAGTTTAGGTTTTTTAGGAGCTGACTTTTTGGTTTATTTTTACAATACTCAAGAATGGACTTTATATGAGATAAAGAGTGCTGAATTGCCTAAAAAATATTTTACACCTCGGGAAAGGAAGCAGTTAGCAAAAATTGAAGAAGTGGCTCAAAAGATTGACATCCCTGCCTATCTTTGGATTTATTGGTATGAAAAGAAAGCAAAAACAAAAAGAGTGATAATGGTTGAGGAATATGTTATTTGGCATCCAGAAGAGAAAGTGGTAAAATCGTATAAAGACTATATGGAAGGAAATACTTTGAAAGTGAAAATATGAAAAAAGTTCCTATTCTAATAGGAAGTGGAAAAGTGTTCAGTTCCTATTAGAATAGAAATTAAATAAGTATGGTTTCCATTACACCACAATTCAATAGAAACGAAAAAAGGCGGGAGACTGGTACCCACCTTGAAGGAGAAGCAATTTGTGATATAATAAAATCTTTAAACTATGGATATTATTAACCGCCAACAACTATTAGAAGAATACACCAAAGAAAAAGCTTTGTCAAGAGAAAAAAGACTTTTAACTTTGGCGGATTACTATTCACAAAGAAAAGAACTTTTAAAATCACAAAGTTTTGTAGTGGAAATGCCAGGAGAAGTTCTTTTTGATGAAGACTTACCTAATGGAGCAAAACTTCTTTATTCAAATATTTACTTTCTAAACTCTCTTAAAGGTTGTTTTGCCAGAAATTGCTACTTTTGTCAAGTCGGGGGGCGAGCACGAAGGACAGTGCAGTGGTGGTTATCTCATTTACGGAAAAAGGGGTTAATAAAAGGATTGTTAATTGATAGAAATTATCGGTTTAAATGGAGAATTCTTCGTCCGTTAAAAGATTATGTAGGACAGATTTGGTATAAAGTTAGAGTTTTTATTACTTCTAAAGGGATATACTTTTTAATAATTGGAAAATTTAAAAAAATTCTTTCTACTCTTAAGAAGAAATTCATTTATATTTTTATTAAAAAGAAAAATATAAATATAAAGGGTGCAATAGAAAAAGGAAAAAAGATGAAAAAAATAAAGGAAATAAGGGAACAAAGTTTTGATGAACACAAAAAATTGAAGAATTTCAAAACTTTGAATGAATTTTACCACCAAGAGGGGTTTAAAAAGGAAAAACCCCAAGAGAGGTATAGCAAAATTTTGGATAAAGTTCAAGAGGAAAGAAAACTTTTGAAAAAAGTTTGCCCTACTTTTAAAACTTTGGATGAGTTTTATGCAAGTTGAAAATAGGTGGAAAGAAAGATTTGAAAAATTGAAACAAAAGGTAAATCCAAATAAAGGAAGAGATTTTTTTCTTTTGGATTTTAATAACAAATTGCGTGTTAAAGACAAAAAAGAACTTTGGGATTTAGCTCAAAGAAAAATAAAGAAAATAAGGCTTTATTGGCAGCTCTTGACAAAAAAATCAAAATGATTATAATGATTTTTTAAAATATGAGTGAAATAAATGAAAAAAATGAAATAACTGAAAAAGAAGTAGAAATGCTTTTAAAAGGAGAACTCATTACTACAAAGGAAATAGCAAAAATTTTAAGAATTAAAACTGGAAGTGTTTGGAATTTAATAACAAGAGGAGAACTCAAACCAGTTTTAAGGGCAGGAAAAAAATTGATGTATTTTAAAAAGAGTGATGTTTTAAAATTGTTTAAAAGGGTATGAGCCAAAAAGATTATTTTATTCAATTAAAAAACGATATAGAAAAAAATATATTAGCAGGAATATTACTTTACTTAGTTCTTTCTCAAAAGAAAGATGAAGAGATTATTGCAAAGATTCCAATTAAGGTAGGAAAGCAAACTGGTTTTTCTCCTATTACTATCAAAGAAGAGAAGAAAAGAATTAAGCAAGATATTATAAGCCATTATGAAGTTTTAAAAGAAATTGAAAGTGTTGAGAAGGAGTTTTTAAAATTGAACGTGGAAAAGTTTGTGGAAAGGTTGAAGGAAGAGGAGACAAGAAAAAAAATAAATGATTAAAATAAATAATAAAAGGTCAAAAAAACAAAAAACAAAAAAATGATGGATAAACTTGAAAAAGTTCTTTTTAAATTTTTATTTCTTGCATTGATATTTTTTCTCGGGAGTGTTTATGGTTATGATGCAGGAATGAAAAGTGTTAAAGAGTGGGAAGAAAGAAGTGATAATTGTTTGTTTTGTCAAAAAGACAAGGATTTAAGTTGGGACGAATGCTTGGCTTATTGCAATTTAAAAAAGAAAGAGAAAGAGAAAATCAAAAAGGAGAAAGAGATAAGGTTAGATGTTCCAGTGCAATTGCAGTTTGAATTGTGGGATTTGACGCCAGAACAAAAGTATTGGGCAAAGGAGATTTTTTATCAATGTAAAAAAGCCGATATTCCAGAGCCAGAATGTAGGTTATTAGTTAAAATTGCTTGGTGTGAAAGTAAATTTGATGATAACGCGATACATATAAATTCAGATGGAACGATTGATTATGGATTGTTTCAATTAAATAGTTATTGGTGGGATGGATGGAAATACCGAGAAGGGAAAACAAATATTAAAAAAGCATTGGAAATTTATCAAAAAGTAGGGATAGAACCCTGGGAAAGGTCGCAAAAGTGTTGGGGGAAAATAAAAGGTCTTAAAAAACAAAAATAAAAAACAAAAAGCAGAAATGAGAACAAAAGAATTTTACGGAATTAAATTCAATGTTTACTCTGACAAGAAGATAGAAGGAGATTTTATTAAACCAGGTGAGGAGGTTTATTTTGAAAATGATGTAGAAATTACAGGTCATTTAGAAGTTAAATACTTAAAATGTAAGAAATCAATATGTGTTCGAGGCTCGTATGTTGTAAGAGGATGGGAGGAGATTGGCGGACATCAAGAGGTTGGTGGACATCAAGAGATTGGTGGATGTCAAAAGATTGGCGGATGTCAAAAGATTGGTTGGTATCAAGAGGTAAGTGGATATCAAAATGTAGGTGGATATCAAGAGATTGGTGGATATCAAGAAGTAGGAGGGGATTTAAAGGCAAAATCATCAAGAGTGTCTCTTTACTCTAGGGTAAAAGGGAAATACGAGGTAGAGGGTAAAGTGTTTATTGGTGTGTGTGAATGGAAGGAGACGACAGAAGAGGAAGAGACTTTAACTTGCGGCAAGTTCGTTAACGGTGATGTTAGATATGGGAAGGTAAGAGAGGTTGGTTTGCCAAAGGTTTTTGAACAAAATAATAAAGACCTTTCAAAAGGTCAAAAAAATGTTGGGGAAAAATATGAAAAAAGAAAAAGAGGGAAAAAATAATAAAGAGGAGCGTGAAAAAATATGGTTACCATTTGAAGAGCATCGTTGTGAGAGATGGAATGCATTAGCAGATGACGAAGAACTTATGACTAAGGAAGAAGTAAAGAGTTTTAAGGAATTTTATGGTTTTTCTCCACCCGAAGAAATATGTAGTGTTTTGGTTAAGAATATAGTTAAGCATCCCGTTATTCAACAAATTATTAACCAAGCCCGCCAAGAAGAAAGGGAAAAATTAAAAATTTATGAAAAAAGAAAATATTGAACAAAAATTTGTAAAAAGATTTGGAAAGGAATTAGCAGAGAAGATTAAAGAAGCTGCGTTGAGCCACGCTGATGGAATTAATAATGAAAAAATTGGAGATTTTTTTAAATGGGCATTGTTAATGGTAATTGGTTATCAATGCTTAGAGAAAAAAGAATATAGAAAATATCACGGAATAAAGTTTCCAAAAGGAGTGAGATGGGCGACAATTAAAAAATGGATTAGAGATAATGCAAATCTTGCAAGTTATCAGGGTAGTTTAGATTATTTGAGTTTATTTGCTGGAACATATGATTACTATGTAAAGAAACCTGAAAAAGGTCAAAAAAAATTTAAAAATTATTGAAGAAACAAAAAGGTTGGCAGAACAAATTGCACAAATTAAATAAATGAAAAGACTTAGACAAGAAATAATCAAAATAGTCAGTGTCCCTCCTAAAAGAGAAGGAGATACAGGATATGTGAAATTGACTGAGGAGGAAGTTGATAAGATTGTAGAATTATTTGAGAAAACCATTGAACAATTTATAAAAAGAATATCTGAACAAGCATACAGGGAAATTTGGAGAATACATACAGAAATTTGGAAAAGTGGAAATTTTATGAAAAAAAGAAAAGAAAGCAATTAAAAAGGAGATAAGCAATTTAATTACAGAATGGATTAGTGATTATGATAATAGAAAGTGGAAACACTATGACAATGAAACACATTTTAAGTTTTTAGAAATGATTGAAAATTTAAACCGTCAAACCCTCCAGCGATTTATAAATGGTTAAAAGAAAATCCACAAAAAAATCAATAGATTGGGAGGAATGGAAAAGATTTCTTGAATGGGTTAATTACTTAAGTCCTTGGAATTTGTGGACACCTGATAGTTGGCATAAAGACATTGAAGAGAGGAAATTAAATCCAAAAGTGGAGATAAAATTGAAAGAGATTTTGAGAGATAATTTTCAGCGGTTTATAGAGGAGACAATGAAGGAAATTGATTTTTTACCTTATTGTTATTTTGAGTATGAAAAAACCAGATTAAAACAAGAAGAGTGGTTAAAGAAAAATCTTCTTTTAAAAGGTCAAAAAAACAAAAAAAAAATAAATAATGAATTTCAAATTACCACAACGGGAAATTAAATTTAGGGCGTGGGATAAGGAAAGAAAAAAGATGGTAAAAGTTGGGGAAATGGGATTTGACCAAAAAGAAGGAGTATATTATGTCGGTTCTACAAATGGAGATAAATTATGTAGTGTTGTTTCTGTGGAGGGAATTTTATTAGAAAAAAAATTTATCCTTATGCAATACACAGGCTTAAAGGATAAAAACGGGAAAGAAATTTACGAAGGGGATATAGTAAGAAGGAATGATGGTTTATTAAGAGTTGTTAAATGGATGCCGTATTGTTTTTATCTTGAAGATGTGCAACCTGATAAAGAAGGGCGAATAGGGAGGGAGGTATTGGAAGAAAAAAGAATAGAACTTTTAGGATATAAAGTTATTGGCAATATTTTTGAAAACCCTGAACTTTTAAAAGGTCGCAAAAATAAAAAAAGTAAAAAATGAAATCAGAAAAATATTTAGAAAAACTTTATGAATTGGAAGATAAACTTACTGAACTGGAGAGTTTAGTAAATAGTTTTAAAGAAAGTTTTAAAGATGAGACTACAAAAGATGAATTGGCAAAAATAATAGCAAAAGAAATTTATGATTGCATATGGGAAGTAAATATTAAATTTTCAAATTTATTAGATGAAATTGCAGAAAGAAAAATTGTTTTTGGTTTAAAAGGTCGTAAAAATAAAAAACAAAAATGAAAAAGCAAAAACCCAGAAGGAAGAGAAGAAAAGTTAGGCAATTGGAAATTAGATATGAATGGAATGAAAATACAATAGAGAGAGATTTGAAAATGGAGGAAAAATTAACAAAACTTCTTAAAAAGTTTGGGTGGGAAGAACAATTTCAAGAATGTGATTTGCAGACAAAAGAAGCAATGCTTTTGTATGAACAAACATTGAGTAAAAAAGGTCAAAAAAATCAAAAATAATTTTTTATGAAGTTAAAAGCAATTAAAGCCAAAGTGGTAGATGTTTTTGAAAAAGATGTAGAAATTGCAGGGAAGCCGATAAAAAAGTTTTTCATTAAATTGGAGAATGGATGGGTTTTGCATACCTTTTCACAAAAATATAAAGACGCAAAAGGAAAGATAGAAGAGTTTGTTTATGATGAGGATACCCTTTATGTTGATCCAAAGGAGACAGTATTTTATAAAATTGTTGAAAAAGTTCCCTCAATAGAAATTTTCAAGGAGATTAAAAGGCTTGAAAAAATGGTTTTTGAAATTTATCAAAAGGTTGTGGAAAAATAAAAAAATTACATTTAGATCTAACTGAATTATGACAAAAAAAGAAGCAAAAACAATAATCGGCATTCTTTGCTTTGCTGATTTTGGAAATCCTTATGTTGTTCTTCCTTTAATAAGGGAATTTATGATTTTTTTTCCAGAATTCAAAGAATTGGCTTTGGAAGAATTTTTGAAGGGTTCTGCAGACTATTTTGATAGCGTTGATGTAATTGCCCAAGAATTTTATGGAGTTGTTTCTAAAAGGCTGATTAAAAAAATAATTAAAAAGAATAAAATTGAATTATAAAGGTCGCAAAAAATAAAAAATTATGACAAAAAAAGAGCAAAAACACTATGGATTTACAATCCTTCATTCTTGGCTTAAAAACCGCCAAAAAACTTGCTCAAATTGGGGCGTTGGATGTTGTTTTGGCAAAAATCAATGAAGCAATGGAAGAACAAAACTATCCTTTTTTAATGAAGGACATTTTTACTGCTTATATGGCAGTGGTGAAAAGTTTGATTGAAAGCAAAAAGGAAAGGGAAGAGAAAAAAGAAGAGAAAGAAGAAAAGAAGGAAGGAGAGAAAGAAGAGAAAAAGAAAAAAGAAATTGGTTTTGTTGAGGAAATTAAAGAGGAAGCAAAAGAGATTGTTGATTTCATTATCAAGGAAATTTATGGTGAAGAAAGAAAAACAAGAATTGAGCAAAGGGAAAATGTAAATGTGTTGAGAGAGCAGTTAGAAGAGTTGAAAAGGAAATTGGAAGAGAAAGAAAAGAAAAAAAGTAGTAATTTTGAGACTTTAGAAAAGGAATTAGCAGAAGCGATGGATGAGCGTGCAAAAGAATTTGATAAAAAACTTTTTGAAAGTTGGGTAGAAAACCCTGAACAAAAGAAAGATAATAAAAAGAACTGACTTGCTAAACAAAAGGATTTAAAGTAGAATTACCTAATGCCTCAAGCTTGGGAGATAAAAATTGACAAAATCAGTCAAGGGGGATTTGCTCCACGCTATTGGGATAGAGTATCCAAGTTTTGGGAATGCAAATATGTGTGCTCGGATGAAAAATTTGGATTTGAGGAGTTGTCATTTTTTAACAGCAGGAAAGAAAACTACAGCCTTGACAAATGGAAATGAAAGTGGAGTGGTAGATTGTTATATTCGGTCAATTTTGAATACTTACTATGCGACTTTTAGTTTTGCAGGAGGAGGAAATAAATTATTTAAACTTTATGAAAATGAAGTAATTTCAGGTGGAGATTGGCCACATACAATTTCTCATCCAACTTATGGTGATGAGAAAGTTCGTAAGTTAGTTCTTTACAAAGATAAACTTTTTTATTTTTATAACCATTCAGGAGGAGGTTCAATTGGAAGATATGATATTTCTGCGAATAGTTTTGATGATGATTGGGGAGATAACGAACCTTCAGGAGCAAGTCTTTTAAGTCATTCTTCTCTTTACCCTGCAGTAATAGTTGGTTCTTACCTTTATTTTGGACACGCAGACAAAATAGGCTATTTAGACCTTGAAAATAATGCTTTAAGTGCTTCTGCTTTAGAATTGGGAGCAGGATATACAATTTATGATTTGGAATGGAACTACAGCAGGCTTTTAATTGGAGCAAATCTGGGAGAGAAAGGCAAAATTTTCATTTGGGATGGATATTCTTTAGGCTGGGAGGATGAAATATTTGTTCCAGGAAAGTTTTACTCTTTTGCTACCTTGGGAAAGATTACTTTTGTTTTTTATGAAGATGACCAGGAAATAACTCATCTTGGAATGCTTACTGGCAATAGGATTAAAGATGTAGCAGTTTTCAAACTCAACAATCATCCTCCTTATTACTACCAAGTTTGCATTCAGGAGCCTTTTATTGTTTTTGCTAAAAAAGACACTCAATCAAATGAAGGAAAGATTTATTTTTGGGGAAATGCAGACAGGAGATTAGATCCAATTTTGTTTCAATTTGGAGAAACAACTTATCCCACTATTGAAGGAATAGGTAATCCTTTTGGGGATTTAATAATTTCCTCTGGAAACGATACAAACTTTGAACTCGGAAAACTAAACACTTTAACTGCTGATGCTTACTGGAAATCAATCAATTATGATGTTCAAGGAAGAAATGGAAGCCAGATAGATGAGTTGATAATCTTTTTTGAGAAATTGACAACTTCAGGGCAAAGGGTAGATATAAAAATAGATATTGACGAAGGGAAGGAAAGTTGGGAAGGTTCGGTAAGTTATGACCAAGATGGAGGAGTTTGCTACAAAAAGTTTCCAGTTGGAAGAAAAGCCTACACTTTCAGGGTTGAGCTTTCCTTTACAAACAATACCGCAAGTGTTTTTCCAAAGATTAAAGGTTTAAGAGTTTTAGGACATTACCTTGATTGATTTATGCCTTTAGATATTACCCCAAGACCTTTTATCAGAGAGAGTTTTGAAGAATTGCAAGAAGAAGGAGGATTGTATGAGCAAATTGGAGGTTTTTCTGTTTCTCCAAGAGGGCTTACAAGATATGCTGACCCGAAACATTTTTTCACTTTGCAAGCAGTGCCAGAGGTAAAAATAGGAGTTTATGATTGGGAAGAAAACACTGAATTTGAGATAAATTTAAATGAAGTGGTAGGAAAAATTGGTGGAGAGGAGAGATTTAAATTTATTCTTTCTGGTGCTGATAAAGGAGATTTCATTGTGGGGAATTTAAGTGGGAATTATTTAAAGTGGGATGAAAGTGCTGGAAAATTGGAAGTAAAGGGAGTTATTACAGGTTCTACGATTATAGGTTCAACGATAAAAACTGCTGAAAGTGGAGCGAGAGTTGAATTAAATACTGCTCCTTCGTTGACTTTATATGATGCAAATGGAATAGAAAGAGTTTCCTTAAAAGAATTATCATCAGGAGTGTATGGTTTATTTACATCTTCCGATATTGAAACAGGATATGCAGTAGGAACTAATCCAATTGTGAAAACACAAGTAAATAATAAAGATTTGGGAGATAGTTGGAGTTTAACATTTAAAGTAGTAGATTACCGAGCAGTAGGGGCAGGAAGTGTTGGGTTGTCTATTGAAAGTTCTACTGCTTCTTCAGATTGCACTTTATTTATTCAGAATGTAGAAAGTCCTAATTTATATGGGGTAGAAGTTATTACTGCCATTGGAAAAGAACAAACTTTTAGTGGAAGTTGGGGAATTACTTTTGATTATGACTCTGGGAATGATATATATTATTTGAATCTCAATGTAGGAAATGTATCTGGAGACCTTGATGGCAGAATTCGTTTATTAGCAGACAATTTAATTGAACTTTTATATGCTAAAAAAGTCCGTTTCAAACTCAACGATGCTGATGGCTACTGCGCTATCACCCAACAACAAGTTGGTGGTGGCTACACAATGGAACTTTGCACTCAAGATGGAAGTGGAAATTTAGCAACAAGGATTTTTATTGAAGGAGGACAGGATAAGGCAGATATCGCATTTTGGCGAGGAGCAAGAGGAAATGAAGAAGCTGTTGTAATAATAAACATGGAACCAGACACCCCAACATTTAGACCAGTAAGTGCAATGTCAGGGAAAGTAGATCTTGGGGCGTCAAGTGCAAAATGGAATTATGTTTACCGAAATAATGCTGTCAGTTGTGATTTAATTGCTTCCTCTCGTCCTTTAAATCCTTCTGCTTTAGAGGCATTGGAGAAAATAAAAGACCCTGAATGGAGGGATGAAAAACATCCTGAAGCACACTCGGGACAAGGATTGTATTTTGATAAAAACAAAGTGCCAATTGATTTGTTAGTAGTGGATGATGAAGGAGAAATTCACATTGAACTCACAAGAACTCTTGGTTTTTGCTTGCAGGCTTTAAGAGAGATGTGGAAAGAAGTTAAAGGTCTTAAAAAAAGAATTGAAAAACTATGGGAAAAGAAATGAAAAACATTCAGCAAAGGATTAAAGAGTTAAAAGCAAGAGTTTTTGATATTTTAAGGCAACAGGAGGCTTTGAGTTTGCAAATTAGAGAGCTTGAAAGGCAAAAAAGACCTTTGGTAGAGGAAATTGAAAAATTGGAAGGAGAACTTAAAAAGGAGTTAGAGAATAAAAAATAGTTTTTGACAAGTTGAAAAAAATCCTCTATGCTGGTTTTATATGGCAAAAGAACTTCCTTACCAGACTTATCAAAGGATTTTTGGTGATGAGAGATGGCCTGGTGGAAGAAGTGCCAAAATTGTAAGAATGCTTAAAGAATTGGGAATTAAATATTCTCCTGGTTCCGCTAAAGCCAATCTTGCTTTACAAGCTGCTCTTTTAAGAGGATGGAGACCTTCTTGGATGAGAAAGGCTGTTCCAGCAAAGAAAGTAGTTAAACCTCCTGCTCCAAAAATTAAAAAACCTCCTGTTCCTTCTCCACCTTCACCTGCAGTTAGAGGAGTAAAACATCAAATTGATACTATAAAAAAAGAATTAGAAGAAGAGAAAAGGAGAACTGAAGAAAGAAGGAGAGAGTTGGCTCAAAGGATGGAAGTTTTGGAAAAAAGGGAAGAGAAAGCAATTCAAAAGATGATGGCGATGAAACCTCCTCAAGTGGAAGCTTTAAGGGAAACTTGGAAGGAATTTAAAGTGAAAGAACAATACAATAAGATTTTGGAGAGAGTAGGGAAAATTGAAGAATTAGAAAATGAGTTGGTAGAGTTAAAAAGGAAAAAAGAGGAAGATATAGCAAGAGTGAGGAGTACACCTGCTCCAGTAGGAATAATGGGAGGAATGGAAAGAAAAATAGAAGAAGAGTGGAATGTAAAGATTGCTCAAAAGACTGCAGAAATTAATGCTGAAGCTGCTATTTTGGAAACAATAAGAGGGAATATTCAAACTGCAAGAGCTTTGGTAAATGATTATGTCAAAGCTGCTACTTATGATTTTGAAACTCGCTATCAAAAATTGAGAGACTTTTTGAATTTAAATAGAGATATTATCAGAAGAGTGAGTAGTGAAATTGAAAGGAATATTGTTGAGAAATTAAATATTCAAAAAGTTTTATTACAAGAGGCTCGTCAAGAAAGAGAAACTATAGGAGAGTTAATGATTAAATATCCTGAAGCAGATATTAAATGGAATGATGATTTGTTAACTGCTTACGCAAAAGTTTCTCAAGTTGCTCCAATAGTTGAGGAAAGGAATATGGTAAGAGAGCTTATGGCGAGATATCCCTATGTAGGAATTGATGAAAGTGATAGTTATGAGGAAGCAATTGGGAAAATTGCTCCTTATTTGAGAAAGCAATATGAACTTGAAATTGCAACACAGCGGGCAAGATTGGAGCAAATAAGAGCACAAATTCAAAAATTGAGACAACCTTCTGGAGGGGAATTACCTGCTGGGGAGGTTGCCATAGTTCCTTGGGATGTTTTTGTGAAAATGTCTCCAGCAGAAAGGAAAAAAGTGAAAATGGTTGCTCATCCAAGATATGGAGCAATTCCAAGAGAAGAAGCAGAAAGGCTTTTGAGGGAAGAAAAAGGAGGAGAAAAGAAAACAAAAATTTCAACACGAAGAAGAATAGCCAGTTGGGTAGGAGAAAAAATTGTTCCATTTATGAGGCGTATTCCTTTAATAGGGAGATTTTTTTAATTCAATATGTTTGAAGGTTTTTTAGAAAAAATCAAAAAAATCGGCAGAGGAATTAAAGAAAGAGTGAGTTTTGGGCTTGATTTAGTGGAAACAGATTTGAGAAATTTGAAAAGGGAAATTGGAGAAAGATTGAGTTTTGGGAAAACTTTAGCAAAGCAGGATATAGAAGATTTCAAAAAAAGTTTCAAGATTTTAAAAGAAAACTTTATTCCATCCTTTACTGAAGGGACTACTTTTGATTTGGGAGGGACTTTTAAAAGATTGAGAAATATTACAAAAGAAGTTGGTTCTGCTTTTAAAGAAAACAGACCTGAATTGTTTTTTAAAGCGGTAGGAGGAGAATTGGCTGGATTGGTGGGAGGATTAAGAGCGGGAATGTATGGAATAACAAAACTTTCAAAATTTTTCAGGAGTGCTCCATTAATTAGAACTCTTACAAAAAAACCAATTAGGTTATGGAAATTCAAAATAGACCCTGGGACTGCTTTGGAGACTGGTTTAACTTTTGGAACTTTTGAAAGTATGTTTGCCACTCCTTTAAAACTTGTGAGCAATGCAATTGTGCCAAGACCTGAAGAGGCGGAGGAAAATAAAGAGAGAGTAAGTCTTTTAAAAAAGTTTTTAGGAGAGACTGTGAGCGGAACTGCAATTGGTTTCTTTCCTGTTATTGGTGGAGGATTGAAATTTGTGCCAAAAAGGACAATTAAAACTCCTTTGAGGTTGAAAGAGATAGTGAAATATTTAGAAAAACCTTGGACTGAAATTGAGGATTTTAAAAAGGAATTCAAAAAACTTTCTGAAATTTATACAAAATTGGAGAGTGTTGAGACCTTACCTGTTTATAAGAAAAGACTTCTGAAGGATATGGTTAATCTCAAAAAAATGATTTTGACGACTGAAGTGCCTGAAGTAAAAGAAGAATTGCAAAAAACATTGTATAGTTTGAAAGAGAAAGTTTTGACTGAAAAAAGAGTTAAACTTGAAAAACTTTTTGATGATGCTTCTAAAAAGTTTGGGAAATTTTCAGAAGAAGAGTTAGCCAAAAGAATTAAAAAGGCTTCTCCAAAAGAATTGAATGAACTTTTACCTGAAGCTTATAACCGAATGAGAGATTATTTTAGAAAGATTGAAGAAATTGATTTTAGACTTGCTCAAAATATTTCAGATGAAGAAAGACTTTTACTTGAAACTCAAAAAAATAATCTTGCTTCAAAGATAACAAGATGGAGAGGGCTTTTAGCAGGAACAAAAAAAGAATGGGGACTTGAGGGAAGAATATTTCAAGAAGAGCCTGATTTAATGTTTGCTGATTTAATGAGATTATCGCCAGACCAAAGAAAAGAAATCTTATGGCAAGAAACAGAAAGGCTTTTAGGTGAGAAAATTTTGCAAAAGGAAATCAAAAAAGGAAGGACGGTGGAGGATATTTTGAGAGAAGAGTTAGACAATATTTTTACAAGGACTGGAGGAAATTGGGTGGGGATTGGACATTACTTGAAGCAGTTAAACAAATATAGAATGACTTTGGGAGATAAACTCACTGCAATGATGAAAGGGAGCTTATGTTCTGCTTTACCAACTCATCAAGTTAATTTCATTACAACAGGACTTTCTACTTTTACAAGGGCTTTCATTGTCCATCCAGTAGCTACTCTTTTAAGAGTGCCTTTTGCATTGTTTTCAAAAGAGCAGAGGCAACTTTTGAAAGGAGCTTTGCCTTACTATGGAGGGTTGAGTTATGGAATTTTGAAAGGAACAAGAGATGCTTTGAATGTTTTGATAAGAGGATATTCAGAGCAAGATGTCAAACGTTTCTTTGCAAGGATGGCTGAAAAATGGGGAGTGAGAGAAATTCCTCCAATGCCAGCAAGAATAGATATGCTTTTCAATATGGTTTTCAGGTTTTTAAGAGCAAATGATATTTTCTTCCACGATGCACTTTCATTTTCAAAAGGAGCTCAACTTGCTTTTGGAGAGACTGAAGAAAAAACAATTTTAGATACAATTAAAAAAGCAATTTATAGAATGCAAAATGATGCCAATATTATCAGAAGGGCTGACGAATATGGAGCAGAAGGAGTTTTTGCAAAACAACCTAAAGGATTAACAAGATGGATACAAAGAATGAAAATGGAAGCAGGACCTTTAGGGAGATATATTGGAGAAACTTTAATTCCTTTCACCACAGTTATTGATAACTTATGGAACCAAGGATTTATTCACTATACGCCTTTAAATTTTGTGAGGGCAGTTGTTAAAAGAGATAGATTAGATTTCTTTGAGGAGATTTCAAAAGCAATTATAGGAACAGGAGTTTTAGCTTCAGGAGCAGTTTTGTATAAGACAGGACATTTAATTTTGTCTCCCCCAAAAGATAAGACCCAAAGGGATTACTTTTATGCTCAAAAGTTTCAACCATACTCTTTGAGAATTCCAACTGAAGAAGGAGTTTTAATTGTGCCTTTAAGTAGACTTGAACCTTTTGTTTATCCTTTAATGATTGGAGGAATGATTGCTCAAGCAATTGAGGAAGGGAAAATTTCTCAAGAGGAGGCAGAAACAGTAATTGGAGTTTTGGCAAGAGAAATGGGTAAGTTTATGGCAGATAGAAGTTATATTGAAGGTTTAGGAAGAATTTATGATTTGGCTTTTGGTTATGCTTTACCTGAAATGGTTATTCCAGAATTATTCCAAACAGCAGTTTTAACTTGGATGCCAATGAGCTCTTTTATGCGAATGACAGCAAGGCTTTTAGACCCTACAGTTAAAGTTCCAAATGAGACTATCGGGCAAAAGGTTAAAGAAATGCTTCCAGGGCTTTCAAGAGAAGTGCCTGCTCGTTTAGATATTTTTGGAAATGAAATCGAAAGAGTGGCAGGACCTTTAGGGGCAGTGTTTCCTTTTGCTCCAACCTATCAAAGACACGATTTAGTAAGAGATGAGTTAATCAGACTTGGAGAATTAGTTGGATATCCAACACAACCAGACTTGGTGAGTGATGAAGAGTTTAGGGCTTATTGTATTGTTTATGGACACGAACTTTATGAGAGATTAGCAGATTTAATGATGAGTGGAATGTATTGGGAAATGAGTGATGAGGAAAGAGGGAAAGCAATTAGAAGAATTAAAAGGCAAGTAAGGGAAGATGTAAGGGAAATGTATTTTCCACATTGGTCAGCATTAAAAGATATTGAAGAGGACATTAAAAAGAAGACAAGATATTTAAAATTGTATCGGGAAGAGTATTTAAAATAGTATGGCAAAATTTATTCTTTTTACTTACTGCTTTTCAGGTTTGCCTCTTGCTTTAAGATTGAAAGAAGAGGGACATAAAGTATTGATGGCAGTAATTGAACCAGAAATGGCTGAAGAGGAGTATTTTCCACCAGAAAGCAGGGAAGAAAAAAAGAAGGAAAAGGAGTTTGTAAAAGAAATGGGATTGGAAGGAAACGGAATGATTGAGAAGATGTGGGCAAGAGATGTAATGAAGGCTTTAAAGAAAAGAGCTAAAAAGGATATTTATATCATTTTTGACCAAATTTATGGGTTCAAATATGGAGAGGAGTTAAGAGAGCTTGGTTATAAGGTTTTTGGCGGGACAAAGAAGGGATACGATTTAGAAATGGATAGAGATAAAGCAAAGGAATATTTTGAAAACTTTGAGGGGATTTATATACCAAAAAGGAAAGAGTTTGAAGGAGACCAAATAGATGAAGCAATAGAGTTTTTAAAAGCAGAAGAAGGAACTTTGTTTGTTTTTAAAAGTGATAATCCATTAGTGAGCGTGCAAGTAGCAGAACATTCAAATGAGGAGATAATCAACAAGATTGAAAGTGAACGAGAAGAGGTTAAAAAATATCCCTTTTTGTTAGAAGAAAAAATAGAAGGTTATGAGTTTGCAGTTGAACTTTGGTTGAATGATTTAGGAGAACCATTCTTTTTCAATGTAGATTTTGAGGAAAAAAGAAAATATCCTGAATGTGATATTCAAACTGGATGCTCCTATGATTTAGTTTTTGCTTTACCTTTAAATAGTGTTTTCTTTGGGAAAACCTTTAAACCAAATTTAGAGAGAATTAGAGATGATAGATGGCAGATTATAGATATGCAGTGTATTTATGAGCCGATAACGCAAAGGATTTATTATTTAGAGAGTTGTGGGAGCAGATTAGCATTTAATTCGATTTATACTCTTTTTGAAACCCTAACCATTCCCGTAGGAGAATTTTTCCAAAAAGTTTTAGACAATCAGTTTAAAGAGGACATTTCAAACTTGTTTGAAGGAATAGGAGTGAGTTTGAGAATTTTTAATGATGAGAGTGAAAGAGGAAACTTGATAGAAGTTTCAGAAAAAGTGAAAGAACATTTTTGGATTTGGGGAGCATACAAAAAGAAAGGAAAACTTTTGACAAGTAATAGTGAAAGTATTGGAGTTTTAACTGCTAAAGGAGAAAATCCTTTTGGGGCTTTTTACAAAATTAAAAAAATGTTTAAAGAGATTTACTGCTCTTCTAAATGGGCAAGGATGGACTTTTTAGATGATGTTAATGAAGAAGGAGTGCTTTTCAGGTATAACTTCTTTGAAGAGCAAAAATGGTATGAAGAGGAAGATTGAAATTGAAAGATTTATTTTTATAATTTCAATAAAGGTTTTAAAACAAAAAAACAATTAGATGCCATTGATAGTAGAAAGAACTGCGGCAGCAATTAAAAAACAAAATCCTTCATTGTCAAGAGGGCAAGCATTAGCTATTGCGATTAAACAACTTCAAAGATATAGATATCTTAAAAAGGGAACAACTCAATTAACTGAAAAAGGAAAGAGATTAACAAGTAGAATGAGTAAGAGAAAACCAACTGCCCCTGAAATTTTGGCAAAGTGGGGAGTGACAAACTCCCGTAAGAAAAGGTCGAGAAGAAAAAGAAGGAAAAAGAAAAATGGCAAAAAGAAAAAGAAAAAAAGTTAAAACGGAAAAGGAAGAGTTAGCCACTAAAGCGACAAAAGCAAGGAAAACTATAAAGAAGACCAAAAAGAAAGTAAAGAAAACAAGGAAATAATTTAGGTTTGAGCTGAAACGCTTTCCCTTACAAATTTATCTTCCAAGCGGGCAATTTTCATAATACAATCCTTGAGTTTTTCTTCAAGGCTATTGATAGTTTTTTCGTCTGTTAAACAACGAGAGTAAACCATTTTATCCAGAGTAAACCTCAAGAGATAAAAGTTTTTCAGAGAGATTTTCAAGAAAGCGTCTTTGTGGCTATCCCATAAATTATCCCATTCTTTTTCTGCTCTTTTTAAAATTTTTTGCATTTTTTGCAAATTTTTTTCCAATTCTCTCACTTTTTGTATTTTTTGCATTGTTGTAAAGTTTTAAATTTTTGCGACCTTTTTAAACTTTTAGCAAAGTTTTGAAAGATTGAATAAAAGATTTTGGCTTGATTTTTTGATTGACTTTTTCCCAAAACTCTTTTGTTCTAAATTTATCCCTTACCTGCTTCCAGAATTGAAAGAAATGCTTTCCAAAAACAGCCTCGGCAAAATCTTTTTCATTTAAACCCCTTTCCTGAAATTCCTTTTCAAAAGCCTCTAATAAGTATTTTGAACCTTGATTATCACTTGCCAGCCTGTCAATTTTTTGTCTCTCCCTTAAGAATCTTTGATAATCAATTAGTTGTGGCTTTGACCAATAAACACCACCCCAGCTTACTTTGTCTGTGAAATCAATCCAGAAAGCCTCGCCACAAAAATTAACCGCCTTTATATCATTATTGGCTATTCTTTCTTTCCAGAATGGATTGATATCGTCCTGGAGTTCTACTTTAAACCCATATTTCCTTTTTTTTGTTCTCTTTTCACCAAATCTGTTAACATTTTTCCAAATTGCGTATTGAAGAGCTAAAGAAGCGCCCAAAACTCCTGAAAGTTTTTCATCATATCCATATTTTTGAGCGATATAATAGCCAAGTAAGGTGAGAATTGAAAAGCGATTGACAAGCATTGATTTTTATGGTTTATTTTTTTTGCGACCTTTTGAAAATTTAATTATTTATTCCTCAGCCTTTAATTTAGGAGCAAAAGTTACAATAGGAAAATCTTCTGTTAATTCTCTTGTTATAGGATTTACTAAACCCCAACGATGAGCAAAAATGTCTGTTTCTCCGAAATAAGTGACTGCTAACACCAGATAAGGAAGAAAGCCTCCGTGCCTTTTTTTTATTTCTTCTTCAAATTTTTTTGCTTCTTTCAGTGCCTCATTCAGTGTTTTATAAGTTCTACCAATGGTTTCAAAAGGTTCACCCCAAAAACGATGTTTATCAGAATAATACGATAAAGGAAAACGTGTCTTTGTCTTGTAAATTTTAATATTTTTATAGATTCTCATTTTTCCCTTACTTTTTTTATTTTTTCTCGACCTTTTTAATTTTCCCTTACCCTTATTTTACTCTTATTTAATTTCCGCCCTTTAGTCTACCTACCAGCCCTGGCACGAGGCTGGTAGGTAGAGAAAAGGTAAAAATTAAGGACTCAGTAATTGTCGTACTTGCGGGATGATAACTTTTTCAAGATGTTCATTTAATTTTTCCGCCCATTCTTTTTTAATTTCTTCTGTTGTTCTTCCTTTGCTTGTATAATGTCCCCCATATTGAAAAACTTCCCCCGCTTCTCGTATAGTGTAAAATTGCTTAAATAAATCCAATAATCGCCACCATTCCGCCCCTGTTAAAGTTGTTTCTTTAAAATAATTTTTTATTATATCCACTGCCTTCGCTCCTTTTAAAAATGTATCATCAAAATGAAAATGCTCTTCAATATCTTTTCCGTTTTTTGAAAAAACTTCTACATAACCACCGCTCCAATACCACCCACAATCCCACGAAAAATCTCCAAGCCATACTTTTTTGTTGTCTTCTCTTCTTACTCCCAGAAGAAAATATTTTTCCCCCCACTTTGTGATTATTTTCTTTTTCATTTTTTCCATTTTTTATTTTTTCGACCTTTTTTTATTTATTTTATTTTTCTCTTTTTTCTTGTCAAGGGGGAGTAAATAAAAAAGCGTCCCCCAAAAAGCCCAAAAAGCAAAGCGGGAGAAATCAAAGTTAAAAAACCATAACCAGAAAGCCAAAACGAGCAAGGAGAATAAAAATTTAAAAAATTTTTTAAAAAGTTTTTGTTTTCTTGTATATCTACCTTTTTTAATGATTTTGATTTTTATTCTCATTTTTTTAATTATTCATTTTATTTTTTAAAAAAATCCTTGTCAAGTCTTGATGTTTTTAAAATTTATGACATAACTAAAAACCGCGGGAAATATTAAAAATAAAAGCTTTTCACGAGGTAAAGGAAAAAATTTAAAAACTTTTTAACGGGACGGGAAAAAAACAAAAAGAACCACGAGCGAGAAATAAAAAAAAAGAAATAAAAACACGCGGGACGGCTTAAAGGGGAAAATTTAAAAAAGTTTTAAAAGTTTTTGACGCGGGAAAAAAAGGAGAGAAAGCAAGGAAAGGAAAAAGAAAGACCAAAGAGGGAAATTTTAAAATTTTTTTCACCTTTTAACGAGAAAAAAGAGTAAAATACAGCAGATTTCTTCTGTTATGTCAAGACTGGGGGAAAATCTGGGGAAAAGTTGGGGAAAAGTTAAGGAAAGAGCGGGGAAAAATTTTAACTTTTAGAACCTGCACAAAACAAAAAAAACAATGAAAATTCTATTTAGAACCTCCTTTTTAATTGCACTTAATGCCTATTAAGTGAAATTAAAGCCTTTTTTCTCGCTTTTTTTTTGCTTGTTTTGCCACAAATCTCGCAAAATGGCAAGAGGGGGGATTGGAACCCTGGCGCCTTTTGCCGTTGCGGGCGTTTTATATTTTTTCCTCTACCTTCTCCCCTCTCTTCTTTTTACTCTCTTTTTTTAAAAAAACACCTCACTTTTCAAAAAGTTTTAAATTTTACCAACCCTGTTAAAAAACCCTCAAAATTGCCTTCTATTTGCCTTTATTTTGCTTTCTAAAAGCTCTACAAGTATAAAATTACTTCCTCCTTTTCCTTTTTCTTCTATATGGCACTCCTATAGGTCCTCTTCTTTTTCCATAGCCTAAACCTCTCCCTGCTCCTTTGCTTCTAATTTTTCCACCAGGGCATTTCTTTGCCATAGATTTTAAAGAATTTTCTAAATTACGACCTTTTTCTATTTCGTCCATTATTTCAACGATTAAAAATCCAATTTGAGATGCAATTTTTTCAATATCTCTCTTAACACCTTCTAATTCCCAAAGATAACAATGACCTACTTCGTGTGCTAATCCTAATTTGATGAAATTCTTAGCTCCTTCTGTTAAACCTTCAGCAGTTAGTTTAAAGACTTTAGAATAAATAAGGAATTCAGCATAAAACTCTGAAGGGTTATAAAGTATTGAAAACTCTCCTCCGTCTTCATTTTCTTTTGCTTTTAAGTATTTAATTTGATATACGCGAATAAGTGGTGTTATTGAAATTATTTCTTTGATTACTTTTTCAATATACTTTTTCACTTCTTCCTCCTTTTTTTTCTTCTTTGCCATCTTTTTAAAAAAAACACTTTTCCAGACCTTTAAATTTGCCTTCTTTCTATTTTAATGCTAAACTTTATTTTATGCCAGAGGAAAGCCAACAAGAAGAGAAAAAACAAAAAAATCAGTATTACATTCCAACGGATTATAATTACGGAATTCCAGGACATAAATATGTCTGTCCTGTTTGTGGGAAGGAGTTTGTGATTAAAAGGAAAGGGCAAAGGTTTTGTTCAAAGGAGTGTGCAGGTAAGATGTTGGGAGAGGTGTTTAGTAAAAAAGCAATTGAGATTGCAAAGAAAAATAATCTTTTCCAAAAAAGATACGTTTACAAAAGACTTTTACAAGCGGTTCAGTATTTTATGGAGTTTTTAAAAAATCCTGAACTTACTGATAAAGAGATTGCTTTAAAGATTAACCTTTCTCCTAAAACTTTAAAGCAGGTTAAAAAAAGTGAAGAGTTTGAATTGGTTAAACAAGAGATGATGAAGCACTTGCCTTCTTTGGGTGATATCTTTGGAGAAATGAAAAAAGTTTTAAATCAGGATAAAAACCTTGTTGCCAAACTCAAAGCAGCTACTACTTTTTTAAGGTTTTATGGTTTTGATTTTTCAAGTAGGAAAAACCCTCCCACTCCTCCTAAAAGAGCTTCTATTTCCTTTAATTTAAACTTTAAGCAATCAAAATGACTGAAAAAGATTTAATCAAAGAGTTTCAAAGTTGGGGCAAAAGGTGGCTCAAAGGGGAAAAGATTGAAAATTTTGGAGTTGTTGATGAAAAAGGAGAAACCAAAGTTATAAACTTTACTCCTTCTCAAAAAAAGTTTGTTAACGCTAAAGCACAAATTGTTTTGGGAATTGGTGGAATGGGTGCAGGTAAAACCTCTGCTTTAAACATTAAGGCTTTCCTTTTAGGAATGTTTTTCCCGCGAAATTTTATCTTGGTAGTTAAAAAATATTTTAGAGATGCTTTAAGGTCTTTCTTGCCTGAATTCTTTTCCCTTTTCCCTCAAAATTTTTTTCAAGTCAAAAGAGGTGGAGAGGAAATTATTTTTCCAAATGGCTCTCAAATGCTTTTAATGGGTCTTGATGCTTTGCAGTCTCCTTCAAGAGCAGAAAGGGAAAGAGGTATCCAAAGAGTTAAAAACCTTCCTTCCTTGGGAGCGGTAGTGATTGACCAAGTTGAGGAAATTGATGAAAGGGTTTTTAGAATGCTTCGTGCAAAGTTAAGAAAAAAAGAAGTTCCTTTTAGGCAAATTGTTTGCACTGCTAATCCTGTTGATTTTTGGGGCTATGAGTATTTTGTTGAAAGACCCTCTGTTAAAAAGCTTGTGGTTCATTTTTCTACTGAAGAAAATAAACACAACCTTCCTGAAGAGTTTGTTCAAGACCTTTTAGACAATGACGAAAACTTTGTGAGGAGATTTTTTTTTGGAGAATGGAAAAGGGAACTCTTTTTAGAAAAAAGAGTTTTTGAAGGGAAACACTTGGAGAAGCAAAAAGTTTTTTTGAAAAAACCTGTTGAGGTTGTAAATGGGATTAAAATTTTTGTTAGAGCTCATCCTTCTCATCAATACTACATTGGCATTGACCCTTCAGAAGGATTTTATGACCCTTCAGCTATTGAAGTAATTGATGTTCAAACAGGTGAAGAGGTGGCTACTTTTTGCGATTTTGTTTCTCCAAAAGCCTTGCTTGAAAAAACTCTCAAAGTAATAGACCTTTACACCACTTTTTGTCCTCCTTTTTTAATTCCTGAAGCTAGAGGAGGCGGGACTGCCTTGATTGAAGGTTTAAGAGACAAAGGATTTCATAGGATTTATGAAAGGGAAAGTTATTCCTATGTAGAAAAGAAGAAAACTAAAAAGCTTGGGTTTGCGATTACTTATGCAACAAAAAAGCTTTTAATTCAGAAGACTGAAGATTTATTAAGGAAAAACTATTTAAAAATTAGAGACCCTGAAACTCTTAAGCAGATGGAAAACTTTAAGTATAAAGATGAAGCGAAAAGGAGCGGGGCAGCTGCTCCAGTAGGGCAACACGATGACAGAGTTTTTGCCTTAATGTTAGCCCTTTTCCCTCTAAACATTGGAGACATTATAAAAGAAGAAGTTGACAATATACAAAAACTTATACAAAATGAATTAAAAAAGGTTTCAAAAGAAAGGTCTTTCAAGAAGATTTATTTGGGCTGGAAATAATGGCTAAACTTCCTTTGCAAAAAATCAAAAAAGCAATTAAGAGAAGAGGAACTGAAGGGAGTTTTAGAGCTTGGTGCAAAAGACACGGATTTTCAAAAGGAGGAGCAGCTTGTGCTAATTATGCTTTGAGGCAATACGAAAAAGGAAAAGTAAGTGAATCTATAATGAAGAAAGCAAGAACCGCTTTGGCTTTTGCTTCCGCAAGGAAAAAACGCTCAAGGAAAAAGAAAAAAAGAAGGAGAAGGAAAAAATAAAAATTTAAATTATGGAGGAGCATCAAGATATTCTCTCCTTAGTTAGAGGAGAAATTGAAGACTTTTACAAAGCCTACATTGACTTTGGTGGAGGATATACTTTTAAACAATATGAAGTAATTGAGAATGTTTATCGCTATTTGAACCAGATGTTTCTGGAAAACATTAAAGACGATGAGGGAATTGAAAAGCTTTTTTATGATGTTATTTCTTGGAGATGTGAAATTGCAACCAAAGAGATTGATATTGATTTGAAGGACATCCGAGTAGTGGCTGAAGAAGCTTCTCCTTGGTATGCTTTTTGTATTGAAAAACTTTTAAAACATTACCTTCAACAACCACTTTTCAATGAAAAAGATTTCTCCCACTTTTTGAATGAAATTGGAGAAAAATATCCTTCTTGGGGACACATTGTTGTTAAAAAAGTTCAAAATAAAATTTATCCTGTTGATTTAAGAAATCTTGTTTGCGACCCCACTGCTCCTTCCTTAAAAAAATCAAACTTTATCATTGAAAGACATTTCTATACCCCTTTAGAGTTTCAAAAGCTTCCTTTTCCAGAAGAGAAAAAGCAAAGAGTTTTGTCTTTATATAAAGAGGGAAAGACTGCCATTTTTAAAGGCAAAGGATTTTATTCTCAAGAGACAGGAATGATTGAAGTTTGGGAAAGGTATGGTCTTTTACCTGAAAGTGCTTTCGGGAAAAACTCTACCAATCCTGTTCTTACTCATTGCATTAGTAGTTTTGGTTTTAATGATAAAGAAGAGGTTTTTGGAATTATGCTTTCTGAACCAGAAATCGTTGATGAAATTCCTTACAAAGAAGTTAAATGGGAAGAAGTTGAAGGTAGATGGCTTGGAAGAGGACTTGTTGAGAAATCTTTTGGTCCTATCAGGAGAATTAACGAGATTATGCATCAGAAAAGAAAAGGTTTTTTATGGTCTACAATAAGAGTTTTCCAAACTCGGGATACTGAAGTTGAAAGCAATGCTTTGATTGATGCAAAAGATGGAGAGATTTTAAAAACTCCAGGAGGAAGGATTGAACCTGTACCAATGGAAAGCAGAGATATTTCTGCATTGGAAATTGATAAACACGATTGGGAAACCTTACTTGATAATCTTACTTTCTCTTATGACATTATTAAAGGAGAGAAAATTCCTGCTAAAGTTCCTTTAGGGACAACTATTTTAAGAAGAGAAGCAATTTCAAAATATTATGGCTACAAAAGGGAAAAACTGGCTTTGTTTATTAAGGAAATCCTTTATGATTGGGTTTTACCTGAAATTGAAAAAATGAATAAAAAAGAGTTGGTATTTAGTTTAAATGGTATTTCAACTCCTGATGAACTTGAAAGTTTTAAAGAAGCTTTTATAGAAGAAGAACTTAAAGAGAGAATTATTGAATATGTTGATGAGCAGGGTGAAGTTCCAAACGAAGAGGCAATAGAAGTTTTAAAAAAGGATATTGAAAAAGATTATTTTGAAGGCGGGACTACAAGTTTGATTGTCCCACCAAACTTTTTAAAAGAAGCAAGATTTAAGATTGATGTCAATATTACAGGTGAAAGGGTTGATGTAGCTGCAAGACTTGATGCTTTGCAAGTAGTTTTGCAAACAATTAGTTCTCAGAAAGAAGCTTTGAAAGATAAAAGAATTAAAAGGCTCATTGGAGAAATGCTTCAATTGCTTGGAGTTCCACCTTCCTTGTTAGAGGAAAAACCTCCTGAAAAATATGAAGAAACTCCCGAAAAAGCTTGAACAAATTATTTTAAGAGAAGATTTTGAAGAATTTTTGAGAATTCTGGATGAGTATTTAAAAGATTACTTTGATATTAGTGATGTTGGTACTTTACCTTCCGAAGAAAAGATTCCTTTGGAGAAAGCTCTACTTGGGAGAAGAATTGCTCTTGATATTTTGAAAGAAATCTTTGGTCGTTTAACAATTCGACGGGAAAATCTTAAAAAAGCCTTGACAAAAAAAAAGAGAGATTTATTATAAAAGTGGTGGACAAAACCACCTAAAAAAATGAGAAATGTTTATGGAAGAAGAACTTAAAAAAGAATTACAAGAAGAGCTAAAAGAAGAAGGACAACCTACTGAAGAGAAAACTCAAGAAGAATCAAAAGAAACAGAGAAGGTTGATTATAAAAAAGCTTTTGAAACTACTTTGTATCAAAAAAAGAAATACCGTGAAGAGGCAGAAAGGTTGAAAAAACAATTAACTGAAATGGAAAAAAAGATTGAAGAATACAAAAACCTTATTGAGAAATCTGAAGATGCAAAAAGAGAACTCGAATGGAAAGAGAAGATAGAATTTTTAACCAAACATAGAGATATAGACCCTGACTTTGTAGAAGAAATTGTTTCTCCTTATGCAAAAGCAAAAGGAATTAGTTTGGAAGAAGCTTTAAAAGATTCTTTGGTAAAAACCGCTCTTGAGAAAAAACAAGAAGAAAAAGCAAAAGAGAAAAAGACTTTGCCTCCTTCTGGAAAAGTAAGCATTGCAGGTAAAAGTTTAGGAGAACTTACAAGGGAAGAGATAAGAAAACACTATCCTGAATTGAAGGACGAGATTATTTCTAAGTTAAGAAGACAACCTTTTATAAAGTAATAAAATAAACTATTTTGAACTAAAGTGAAAAAACTCTCTCTTGGAAGAGAGTTTTTTTATTTTGGTTCAAAGGTCGTAATTTTTAAAAAGCAGAAAAATGGCAACTTTTTCGCCTACTCATTTGCAGTATGTAATTCCTGAAATCTGGCAGGGAAGAGTAATTTATGAAATTCTCAAGGAAAAACTTTTAGGAATGCATATTTTTGAGGATTTGAGCGACCTTTTCAAACAAGGAGGTGATATTGCTTACTTGCCAAACTTTATTGGGCAGAGTTTCACGGCACAAAACAAGTCAAATAATTCGCAGACAACCTTGCAAACTTTTTCTCCAGGAAGAAAGTCTATTACTGTCAATACTTGGAAAGAGGTGACTTTTTTGATAGAAGATAAAGAAGCAGTGCAGGTTTTGCAGGAATTAAGATTTCAAGATATTGCAATGGATATGGCTGTATATGCAATTGCAGAAGGATTTGACACTTCTTTGATGGCTCTTTATAGTGGATTAACAAAGACTGTTGGAGATAGTGCTTCTAATTTAAGTGATGCCAGAATTAGAGAGGCGTTGACTTATATGGAAGAAAATAATGTTCCTGCAGAGGATAGATATTGGCTTTTAAGACCTGCAGTATTCTTTGAAGATATTCTTGGAGTATCAAAGTTTTATGAACCAGGTGCATTTCCACGAGGTGCTTCTCCGATAACAACTGGAGAATTGAATAAAAGACAATCTCCCGCTCCAAAAGCATTAGCCAAAGCTTATAAAGGCGAACTTTATGGTGACTCTGTGCTTATTACAACTCAAGTAACTAAAGCTCTTTCTTCGTATTACAACTTGTATGTCCAGAAAAGATGTTTTGCTTTTGCAATTCAGACACCAGGAGCAGGAAAGAATGTAAGAACTCAATCTTGGTATGACAAGGATTATCTTGGAACACGAGTTACTTGTGATATGATTTATGGAATGGCAACAATGCAACCAACATTTGGAGTAGTTTTAATGGCTGAAACAGGAGGCTCTATAGTGTCATAATCTTGTTTTTGAAAAACAAGTGATGTAAAATAGGTTGGGGATTGCCTCCAGTGGAGATGTAAAAATCTGGTCTCCTGCAAAGGAGATAAAGCGTAAACAAAAAAATTCCCCACAAAGTTATGGCAAAAAAATCAAAACTAAAAAGGCTTGAAGAAAAATTAGAGAAGTTAGAAAAGCAGATTGAAAAACTTTTAGACCAAAAAAAGATTACTGCTGAACAAGCAATGGCAATGAGGGGAATAGCAAAAAATGAAGTAGCAAAAGAAATAGAAGGAGAAAAAAGAATTTATATGGCAAAAGAAAAAAGGGATGAAAGCAAACGAAAGAAGTTTCAAGGGAAAATGATTAAGTTCAGAAATATTTTTGGATTGGAGGGTTATCTCCCTGAAAGTGTCGCTTATGATATTGCAAAAAATCCTGCCAATGCAGGGTTAATTCAGTTTGAAGAAACTCCTAAAAAAGAGTGGCGAAGAACTTACCTTGACAAGAATACTGGTGAGTGGCTCACAAAGGAAGAATTTGATAAAAGATATAAAAGATGAGGAAGGAATTTAAGATTGTTAAAAAGCTTGCTGAAGAGTTAGAGAAGAAACTTTTTGAAAAAGAAAAAGAAATTGATAAGTTAGTAGAACAAAAAAAAATCATTCTGGAGCAGTCTTGGACGATGAAAGGTTTAATATGGAATGAAGTCTTTGAGAAAATCGATAGTTTATTTAAGAGTGGAAAAATTACCAAAGAAGAAGCAGAAATATTAAGGAATTTTATAGAGTTAAAAAGTTTAATAAGGAAAGAGAAAGAAATTTCCAAAGAAGAGAAAAAAAAGAAAAAAAAGAAAATCTGTCCATTTTGTGGAAAACCTTATACATATCGATTGGTTATTAAATGCTCTCACGGAAAACCTTACGCCTGTGAACACGATGAGGAAGTTTCTTCTGACGCACTTTATTTAAGAAATCCTTTATATGCAAAGATGAAAAAGAGGAAAGAAATTCTGCGAAGGCATAGAATGGGGAAATTACCAAAATCTTATTATCAGATTGATAAAAGAACTGGTAAACCTGCTATCTTGCCTCACTCTTTGCCAAAAGAGTTGGGAGGTTATAAAGGAGTATGAAAATTTATGGAATGCTTGTTTGTGGTAAGGGAGAAGCAAGAAGGTATCTTAAAAAAACCTTAACAAAACTTTCAGAACTTTGCGATAGAATTTTCATTTGGGGAGATGGCTGTGAAAAAGAGACAATTGATTTATGTTTATCTTTTTCAAAAGTGAGATTTTTTTTATCTGAATCATTGTGGCAAAAAGGTTATCAACCATATATAAAGGAAAATCTTTTGTCAATTATCTATAAAGAAAATCCTGATTGGATTGTTTGTTGCGATGCGGACGAGGAATTTGATGAAACTTTTACCAGAAAAGAAGTAGAATACTATGCAAAGTTAGAAGGGATTGCTTATTATTTTTTGATAATCAATTTATGGGATAGTGAAAAAACTTTTAGAAAGGATGGGGGATGGCTTTTTTGGAATGTGAGAATGTTTAAAGTAAGAAAAGATTTGCCAATAAATTATCTCAAAACTCCTGTTCATTGCGGGCTTGCTCCGAGATGGGCTTACGAATATGGAGTTCAGATACCTCACTTGGTTAAACATTATGGTTATTTAAAAAAAGAAGACCGACAAAAGAAAACAAAAAGGTATAAAAAACTTGATTCAAAACAACAATTTCAATCTCCAAGTTGGTATGAAAGTTTTTTTGCCGAACCTTCTTTGGAATTTTTTGAAGAAAGAAAAGTTTTAGAAAGGTTGAAAAAAAATATTTCTATTGATAGAATATCTTCAGAGATTAACGAGAAAATTGTCAAAAAGAAAATTATGCGATATTACCTCATCAGAAATACTCAAACAGGGCTTTTGTTTGAAGCACCTGAAAAAATATTAAACGATATAAAGAGGCAACCAAATATTGAAATTTTAGGAGAAATTTCTGAAGTAAGAAAGAAAAAAGAACTTCCTGTGAAAGAAGTCAAGAAAGATTTTGAAAAAATTCAAGAAAAGTTTAAGGAAGAATTAAAGTGTCCTATTTGTGGAAAAGTTTGTGAAAATCGTGCTGGTTTAAAAGCTCATTTAAGATTGGTTCATAATATAACAAAGAGCTCCGAACAAAAAAATGAAAAGATTGAAAATTCTAATGTATAATTTTGCAAAAAGAAATCCTAATTCAGGAATTTATATCTTTCACTCCTTAAAAAAATACGCTGATGTTTCTTATAATATAAAACCTTCAGATAACTTTGATACTCTTTTGTGTTGTAGCAAGCTTTATCCAACAAGTATTTTAAAGATTAAAATTCCTAAAGTTTTATGGATTTTTGACCTTTTATGGGAAACTCCAAGAGAGTATCTTTGTCAAGTTTTTGCAAGAGATTTTGATTTAATTCTTACTACTGATGGAGGACATCAAAAAGAATGGCAAAACATTGGAGCAAATCATAGAGTTTTGAGACAAGGAATTTATGATGAGTATGCTTTTATAGGTAAAAAACACCCTCAATATGAATGTGATGTTTGTTTTATTGGAAATAATATTGTCTGGTATCCTCCAAGACAAAAACTAATAGCAAAACTTCAAAGGAAATTTAAAAATCGTTTTAAAAGATGGGGGGAAGAAAATTCAATTTTTGGTAGAAAATTAAATGATGTTATAGCATCAAGTAAAATTATTGTGGGCGATACTGTTTATTCTCCTTATTATTGGTCAAATAGAATTTATGAAGTTTTAGGAAGAGGGGGCTTTTTAATCCATCCTTATGTGCCAGGAATTGAGGAAGAATACATACCTTACAAACATTTCATTCCTTACGAGGCGGGAAATTTTGAAATGCTTAAAGATTTAATTAACTTTTACCTTAAAAAGAACTCTATAAGGGATAAAATAAGAAAATCAGCATTTGAATGGACAAAAAAATATCATCTTTATTCACACAGATGTCAGCGTTTAATAAAATTATTAAAGGCATTCAAATAAGAGATATTGTTCTGGAAGGAGAAAAATTTTTAAATTTGGGCTGTGGAAAAAGACCTTTAGTAGGATGCATTAATGTTGATATTGTAAAACTTCCAGGAGTTGATATTCAATGGGATTTAAATAAAACTCCTTGGCTATTTGAAGACGAAAGTTTTGATGGTGTAATAGCAGAAGATGTCTTGGAACATTTAGATGACATTGTGAAAGCAATGGAGGAAATTTACAGAATTTTGAAGAAAGGAGGAAATCTTTTTATTAGAGGACCTTATGCAAAATATCCTTTAAATGCTTGGAGAGACCCAACACACAAAAGAGTTTTTACTCTTGAATCTTTTGATTATTTTGACCCTGAAACTGAACACGGGAGAAAATATAGTTTTTATACTAAAGCAAGATTTAAAGTTTTAATGCGAAGAGAATACAATAAAGGTGTAGAGTTTTTATTAACGAAAAGATGAGGATTGGAAAACATTTTAAATTGGGTGTTATAGTAAGGTGTGATAATAGTGGACTTGGTATTCAATCTTGGGAGTTTTGCCAGCATATAAAACCTTGGAGGATTTTTGTTTTGAGATTAAACAAGTTTCAAGAATTTCCAGAAAGATTTAAAAATCTTGGTTTTTTTGTTCACGAAGGAAAAGTAGAAAACTTGATAAAGAGTGAATTTCTAAAAGATATTCACATTTTGCTTTCTTTTGAAACTTTTTATGATTGGAGTATTGTTAAAGTTTGCAGAAATAAAGATATTAAAACAATTCTTTGGGCAAATTACGAATGGCTTCCAGAAGTTTTACCATACAAACCAGATTTAATTCTTGCTCCCTCAAGTTGGAATTTAAACAATTTTCCTTCAAATACAATTTTTTTACCTTTTCCTGTTAACACTGCAAAATGTAAATTCAAGGTAAGAAGGAAAGCAAAAAGATTTCTTTATATTCACGGACACGGAGGAGTAGGAGGCAGAAATGGTTGGGATATTTTAAGAGAGGCAATTCCTCTTGTTCAAAGTAATGTTGAGTTTATAATCTATTCACAATTTCCATTGGATGTTCACTTCTCTACTAAAAAAGTCTTTTTTAGGGGACATTTACTGAATTATGAAGATTTATACAAGGAGGGAGATGTTTTAGTTTTTCCTCGAAGATATGGAGGACAATCTTTAGTTTTAAATGAAGCAATGGTATCAGGTTTGCCTGTAATTGCTATTGATTGTCCACCTCAAAATGAGTTTTTGCATAAAGATTTACTTATAAAACCAGAAAAGATTTCCACAATAAAACTGAAAAGGTTGGTAAAGGTATATGATATATTGCCACAAAGTTTGGCGAAAAAAATTGATGAAGTTGCTTTTAGAAGTGTTGTCAAATATTCAAAATTGAATTATAATTATGCTATGAAAATTAGTTGGAAAAATTTAAGGGCGGTAATAATAGATACTTTAAGAAGTGTCTTATGAAGACGTTAATTATCGGTAAGGGACAAATAGGAAAAGCCTTGGAAAAGCATCTTTCCAAACACTACAAGGTTTTTTCTCGAGATAAAAAAGAGATTGAAGTTCCCTTTAAGCCAAAAATCATTCACATTTGCTATCCTTACTTTAATAATTTTGTTAAAACTACTTTGAAATACATTCAAAAATACTCCCCGAAATATGTTGTTTTACACTCAACAGTTAAAGTAGGCACTACTCGCAAAATTCAACAAAAAACTGAAGCAAAAGTAGTTCATTCTCCAATTATTGGAGTGCATCCCAATCTTGAAAGAGGTTTTAAACTCTTTCCAAAGTGGGTTGCTCCAAGAAGCCACGCAATTAAAAGGTATTTTGAAAGAACTGGTATGAAGGTGGATTTTATGCAAAAGCCTGAAGAAACTGAATTGGCTAAAATTCTTTCAACTACCTACTTTGGTTGGAATATTGTTTTTTGTAAGGAAGTTTGGAAACTTTGCCGAAAATTTAAAGTAGATTTTAAAAGAGTTTATTCTGAATGGAATGAAAAATACAATGAAGGTTATTTGAAATGGCTTGAATATAAAGATTTAAAATATTCTCCAATTCGTCCCGTTCTGGTTCCTGGTGTTTTCATGGGAAAAGTTGAAAAGATTGGAGGTCATTGTGTAATTCCTAATTGTAAACTTTTAAGTTGCGAACTTACGAAAATTATTTTAAAATTTAATCAAGCTTACTATGAACGTAGCAGAACTAAAAAGTGATGTCAGGTTTCTTTTAGGAGGAATTGATAGCGTTTCTTACTCTGATAATGAGATATTGAATAATTTGAACCGCTGGCTTGAAACAACTCAAAATGAAATTATTGATGCAATGCAAAAAACCTTTTTGCAGTTTGGAGAAACCTACAGCATAGATTTGGTTAAGGACCAAGAACAATACACTTTTCCTTCAGGGCTTTTAACAATTGAAAACATTGAGGTGAACTATACTGGAAATCAATGGCAAACAGCGAGAATTTTTCCAATTTCTGATTATCCCAAGACTTTGTCAGAAGAAAGCAATTTTATTCAATCTCACCCTGCTATTTTCATTCTTGATGATGATACTTTTTTACTTAAACCTGCACCTGAAAAAAATGTCTCTTCTGGTTTGAAAATCTGGTATACCAAAAAAGCAGTTGCTTTATCTTCTGATAGCGATACTCCTCCTTTTAACAGCAATTTCCATCGTATTCTTTCTTTAGGAGCAAGTTTAGATTATGCAGTTTCAAGGGAAATGAGAACCAAAATTACTTACTTCAATGCAATGCTTACTACACTTTTTGAAAAATTGAGAAAGTTTTATGTCAAAAGGCAAAGAACCAGTAAAACAAGGATTATCCCGAGAAATGTTTATCCGTTTTTAAAGTGATATGATGGATGATATCCAAATATTGGTTCAGGCAGGGGCAGTAGGACTTTGCTTGTTTATGATGATTTTGCATTGGAAAACTCATCAGAGTTTTATTTGTTTTATCAAAAAGCAGGAAGAAAGATTTAAAAACACGATTGATAATCACATAAAGGATGAAATAAAAATGAAAGAGAGGTTAATTCAATCAAATGGGAAATTTACCAATTCAGTAGATAGAATGCTTGATTTTTTGAAATGGGTGTTTAAAAATAATAATTTCAAAAAGAAATCCTAAATATGTCTTTTTTACAAGTCAAAAACAATGCAAAATCTTACCTTGCTTCAAGTATAACTGCTGAAGATACTTCTTTGACACTTGTTTCAGGAGGAGGTTCAAATTTTCCTTCTTCTACTCCTTTTCACATTTCAATTGATGATGAAATAATAAAAGTAACAGCTGTTAATGGTGATACTTTTACTATTGAAAGAGGAAAGGAAGGAACAACAGCTGCTTCACATTCAGCAGGAGCAAGTGTTGAATTGAGAATTACTGCAGGAATAGTTCAAGAATTACAAACAGCTACTGAAGAGTTGCAAAATATTGCTATTCGAAAAGATGGTTCAGTTGCTTTTACAGGAGACCAATCAATGGGTTCGCATAAATTAATTAATGTAGCTGACCCAACTCAAGACCAAGATGTAGCTACAAAGAAGTATGTAGATAGCAAAATAGTAGGAGAAATTGAAGTAAGTTCTAATTGTGATTATGTTGAATTTACAGGTTTAGATGGAAATTCTGCTTGGTTTTATGAATTGTTATGTAGTTTTAAAAATCCAACAGGTTCAGGTTCACAGATGTATATATATGTAAATGGTCATACTACTGATACTGATTATTATAGGCAATGGCTATATGCAAATGGTACAGATATTACTGCTGACAGAGATACTGCACCAGGTCTCACAACAGTTCACGCTGGAAAATGTATGTTTGTAGAAGGGAAAATCACAAAGGATAAAGATGGACGTTTTAGAATAGTTTTTACACAAAATAGAGATAATCCCTCAGAGATTAATATATCTTTGTTAACTATAATAAGTAATTTTACAATTGATAATATTACATCTTTAAAAATTCAGGCAGCTGTATCAGGAGCAATTGGAGCAGGTTCAAAATTTATCCTTTTAAAAGTTAGAAGAGCATAAATATTATGAAAATCAAAGGGCTACAACTTAATATCAAAACAGGAAAAATAAAAGAAGTTATTGAAGAAATTCCTGATGAGGAATATCAAAAAAGATTGAAAGAAACAGAAAAAACAGAAAAAGAAATCAAAAAAAGAGAAATGATTGAAAGAAAAAAGCAAGAAATTTTGGAAAGGTTAGCAAAAGAGGAGTTAAAAAAAGAAGGGAAGTTATAAAAAATGTTTAACAAAGCTCTTTTTAATCAAATTGTATTCAATGAACAAATAGAAAAAGAAGTTCTCCTTTTCAATACTATCTCTTTGCTTTCTGCTTCCCGATATGTTATCCTTTTAAAAGCAGTTCAAAAGGTGGAAATGGGAAAATTTTGGAACAATTAAAATCAATTTACAAAGATGGAAGTAATCCGATTAGTTCAAGGAGATACAAATCCAGACTTAATATTCCAGATTGTTCAAGATGGAAACCCAGTTGATTTGACTGGATGCACGGTCTATTTTACAATGAAAAAGATTGGAGGAAATGTTAAAATAGACAATGCAGTTTGCACAATTACAGATGCAGAAAATGGATTGGCAAAGTATGAATGGCAGGAAGGAGATACTTCAGAAGCAGGAGATTATGAAGGAGAAGTAAGAGTAGTAGATGCTTCAGGGGAAATCCAAACAGGATACGAAAAAATCCCAATCAGAATAAGAGAAAAAATACAATGAAGTTTAAAGAACTTGCCAAAACAATTGCAGAAGTTTTTGATGGAGATTATCAAATCAAAATTGATGAAATGGGAACTTTAATTGTTTTTAAAATCCCTGA